CACCAACACCAAAAGCGAAAAGATAATGGCGATAATGGTAAAGGATTTAGATAAATTATTTAACGATGGAAATTAGGAAAATATCTGAAGTTAAATTAAACCCGAACAATCCTAGACTTATAAAAGATGATAAGTTTAAAAAGCTAGTTCAGTCAATTAAAGACTTTCCACAAATGCTAAACATACGCCCGATAGTAGTTAATCAAGATATGATTATTCTCGGTGGAAATATGCGTTACAAAGCTTGCAAAGAAGCTGGACTTAAAGAAATACCAGTTATAATTACCGACTTAACAGAGGAACAGCAAAGGGAATTTTTAATAAAAGACAATACTAGCGGTGGAGAATGGGATTGGGATATGTTAGCAAATGAATGGGATGCGGAACAATTGCAAGCTTGGGGTATGGATATACCAACATTTGATGCAGATTTAGAATATGAGGGAAACTTTGACGACGAAGGTATTGGAGATAAAAACCAATATGGTGTTATTGTTGTTTGCGAAAGTGCTGGAACTCAAGAGAGTGTTTTTAATGATTTAACAAAAATGGGTTTTAACTGTAAAATAGTTGTTACATAATGATAATTAAAGTAAGAAATAAAACAGAGGACTATAACACTTATAGATCAGCAAGGGTAAAATCGCTTTTTAACGCCGAAAAAGGAAATGAGTTTAACCTAGATGCCAATATAGATATTGACAATATGGAATGGCAAATTGGACTAGTTGTTGGCCCAAGTGGAAGCGGTAAAACTTCAATAGGAAAGCAATTATTTGGCGGGGGTAAAATAATTGATTTATACGAAGGTTGGGATAAAACAAAGCCAATAATTGATGCAATAGCACCCGATGGAGATTTTGATTCAGTAACGGCCGCGCTGGCGAATGTTGGGCTTGGAGACGTGCCAAGTTGGCTAAGACCTTTTCACGCTTTAAGTAACGGACAGCAGTTTAGAGCCGGACTAGCTCGTATTATTACTGAGGCACCAAACGAAGTTATTGTTGACGAGTTTACATCCGTTATAGATAGGCAAATAGCAAAAATTGGTGCAATGGCATTCTCAAAAGGTTGGAGGAGAAATAAAGGAAAAAAAATAGTTTTGCTGGCCTGCCATTATGATATTATTGAGTGGCTGCAGCCAGATTGGGTTTTTGATACTGGAACAGGTGAGTTAAAAAAAGAGAGCAACTCGAGCCAAGGCCAAGCTTCGAGTTGGAAATTAGGAAGGTCAACTCAAGTTATTGGAGATACTTTAAGCCACATTACTATTTAGATTTGCCTATGCCTCCGGCGGCTGAGTATTTTGTTGGAACTGTTGGCGGAGAGTTAGTTGCGCATTTGGCCGTATGCCCAATGTTTACCGCAAAGGCGTATAGGGCAACAAGGCTTGTTGTAATGCCGGAGTGGCAGGGCGCGGGTGTTGGAACTAAATTTTTAGAGTGGGTTTGCGAATACCATAAGAATGGTAATGGTAGATGTGGTAAAAAATTTCCTACTTTGTTTCATACTAGCCATCCGCAGTTAGTTGGTTTTTTAAAGCATTCCAAGAACTGGGTTTTAAAAAGCCAAAATATGTATGGCGTAAATAAGGCCAAAAGCGGTGCATCAATTGCAAAATCAAGTATTGGTAAAAAAACAATTGCGTCAAATGCAAATAAAAGTGGGGGATATGGTGGACACTTTAGAGCGGTTCAAGGATTTAAATACATTGGTAAAAAAATATGATGCACGAATTTTTACATAAGGAAAAAAAGCTAAATGTTTTTATTAGCGGGCAAAAGTATTTTGGATCGTTAATACTTCACGAAATGATTAAAAATCCTAGGGTTAATGTTATTGGAGTTTGCACTCCATTTGGCGACAAGCACGTTGGAAAGTTGGCGTACCTCCACAATATACCAATGATATCCGCTGGCTCTCTAAACGCTGACACAATGCCCGCAAATGTTGACCTAGGTATAACCGCTCACTCATTTGACTATATCGGTAGGGCAACTAGATATAAGCCAACCATAGGATGGATCGGATATCATCCCAGCCTACTTCCTAGGCATAGGGGAAGATCGTCAATAGAGTGGGCAATAAAAATGAGAGACTTTTTAACTGGCGGCACGACTTTTTGGTTAAATGCTGGAATTGATAGAGGCGATATTATCGAGCAAGAGATAGTTTGGATAGATCCTAAAATGTACAATATGGATATTAAAAAAGCCGCTAAACTTTTATGGGAACACGAGCTTCAAGATATTGGAGTTAGACTAATTAATAAAACAATTAGCGACATTATTAATGGAACTGTAAAAAGGAGAGCCCAAGACAACAGATTTAGTACATTTGAGCCAAGCCTTGACGTTAAGGACATATTTAGGCCAGACGCGTTAATGTTGAACGAAAAAAATTAATTATGGCATACGACAGAATTAAAATATTTGAGCAGGCAAAGGAAGTAATTGTCAAACATAAATTGTTTTTTGTTGAGGACATAGTTGCTTTTTTGCCAATTTCAAAAACTACATTTTACGAATATTTTACACCCGACTCGAACGAAACGAACGAGCTAAAAGGACTACTTGAAACTAACCGAGTAACGCTAAAAGTTTCAATGCGCTCAAAATGGTACACTAGTAACGCTCCAGCATTACAGATGGCTTTGATGAAACTGATTGCAACACCTGAAGAGTTACGAAAGCTATCAATGAACCACCAAGTGACAGAGGAAACGGAAAAGCCTATCTTCAAACAAATAGACCTCGATGTTATTACAGACGACAGCGCAGAGTAAAATAAGAAAATTAAGGAAACGAGTAAGGATTGTGCAAGGCGGAACAAGTAGTTCCAAAACCTTTACAATCCTTCCGCTTTTGATACAGTACGCAATGGACACGCCTAACTCCGAGATAAGCGTTGTAGCTGAATCAATCCCGCATCTCAAACGTGGTGCCTTAAAAGACTTTTTAAAAATAATGCAGTGGACTGATAACTTTAATTCAAACAATTTTAATAAGTCAAACCTAACCTACAAATTTACAAACGGAAGTTATATCGAATTTTTTAGTGCAGATCAACCCGACAAGTTAAGGGGAGCGAGGCGTGATGTACTTTTTATAAATGAGTGCAATAATATTACTTTTGAAAGTTACCAGCAGTTATCGATCCGTACAAAGAAATTCATCTATTTAGACTACAACCCGACAAATGAATTTTGGGTGCATACGGATTTGATCAACGATAGCAATTCCGACTTCATAATTTTAACGTACAAAGATAACGAGGCACTTGATCCAGCAATAGTAAAAGAGATTGAAAAGGCGCAGGAGAAAGCCAAGACTTCCGCATATTGGGAAAACTGGTGGAACGTTTACGGACTTGGTCAACTAGGAACACTAGAGGGTGTTATATTCGAGAATTACGAGTTAATCGATACAATACCAGCCGAAGCAAAGTTAATCGGTTACGGACTTGATTTTGGATATAGTAACGATCCGAGCGCACTAATCGAGGTTCACGAATATGATGGTAAGATAATTTGTAACGAGGTAATCTATTCGACCTCGCTTTTGAACTCCGATATAATAAACTTAATGAGCCACGATAAACGCCTCCCGATTTGGGCAGATAGTGCAGAGCCAAAATCAATCGAGGAAATTCGTAGAGCAGGATATAATATTAAAGCGGTTGTAAAAGGTGCAGACTCGATTAACTTTGGGATTTCAGTACTGCAACAAAGACAAATGTTAATCACAAAGTCAAGCGTGAACCTAATTAAAGAATTAAGGGCATACAGTTGGGATGTTGACAAGACTGGCAAGAAACTTAATAAGCCGATTGACTCGATGAATCACGCCATCGATGCGCTTCGATACTTCGCAATGATGCAACTGGCAATCAAGCCTACACGAAAAGTTATTATAACATAAAACAAAACACAAATTTTTAGTCTTATAAGTATGAGAGTAGTAATTCCAACAGATTTAAAAGAAATAACGCTATCGCAGTACAAGCGATATCAAAAGGTAGTAGCTGATAATGCAGATGATGAAACGTATATTTGCATTCAGATGGTTGCTATATTTTGCAATATAGAAGTAGCGGATGTTATGAAGCTTCCAGCTATTGAGTTTGCCGATATCGTAAAAACAATTTCGCAAACACTTGACCAATCGCCATCACTTACACGTACATTTAAAATGAATGGCGTTAACTACGGTTTTATTCCTAATATGGAGCGCATCTCACTAGGGGAACACGCAACGATTGACACGTGTATGGGTAAAGATGAACTAACTGAGTTGATGTTCAGCGTAATGTATCGACCAATCAAAAGAAAGGCGGGAGAGTTTTATGAGATTGAGGAGTTTACTGGTGATGAATCTTTAGCGTTAAATTTTAACGATACACCGATGCACATAGTTCGGGGCGCAATGGTTTTTTTTTGGACTTTATTCAGCGAATTATTGAATCACACCCTTTGCTCTATTCCCAAGATGGCACAGAGGGAGAAGTTGAATTTGGAGGAAGTTTTACCGAACGCTGGGGATGGTATCAATCCTTTATCACAATTAGCCGAGAACTTAAAATACGAATTTCAGACGTTGGAAAAGAGCCTCTTTTTGAATCACTCACGTTACTATCTTACTTGATTGATGAGAGCAAAGAGGAAGCACGTAGAATAAAACAAACACAACAGAAATGAACCAATACTACACCTGTTTAAACTTCATCCGAGATAGCATAAAAGGCGCACCTTTTGTGAACACGATCACGCAAGGAACGGATATAATTGATAATGTAAAAAAGAATATATTTCCATTAGCACATATCAATATTTTGAATGCATCGGCACCTAGTCAAAGTAATACTTTTACTTTTGAGATTGCAGTATTGGATATTCGAAATGTAAGCAAGGTAAAATCAAATAATAAGTTTTTTGTCAACGATAATGAG